GGGTATCAATTACATGAACGAGACTGTGCCTCATATCCTGACTATGGGCTTTCAGATGCACGGGGATCACTTCATTAAGGCCAGATTCAAAGACCATTACAAAAACTACCCATGGAAAGTGCCCCTAGTTATGTGGCATACGTGGGCAGAGTTCCCTACCAGCGTGGCCTTTCCGATCAGGGATTATCAAGACTGCTTCGGCTTAGAGCGTCCCTATTTCGCCTGCACCATGAGCTTTATGCTGTCACTGGCAATCATGATGGGCCGGTTTAAGAAGATACACATCTATGGCGTGGACTTCTATTACGAGCTAAAGCATGAGTTCGCCTATGAGCGCCCAAATTTCGAGTTCTACATGGGATGGGCTATGGCTAAAGGCATACAGCTTGACCTGCCAGAGAACACACGCCTAATGACCACCTGTGACAACTTGCGCCAGGTGTATGGCCGTGAGTGGAATCCACCATTGACACCGGCCGAGCTTGACGCTGTGTTTGATAATCCAGTTGTGGATGGTGTGCTAAAGATTAATTAAGTATACTTTAAGCAGCTTGCTTACCATGTGTGAGCGTAGTAACGGGGTCGGCTTATGTCGGCCCTTGCTTTTTTATTTGCACAGGGGAATATTTGATGGTAGTTTTTAAATTGATGAGTGAGAAAGGGGGAGGCAACCCCCCAGATCACTTTTTTTTACTACCTTAGACCAGTCAGGGTTGCAGCCCATATGGCTGGTCTTTTTATGGGCGGTTAGCTGAGATGGATTAGCGACTGGTTTGCAATCAGTATAGGCGGGATCGTTACCTGCACCGTCCACCATTTTTTATTTGCACACCTATTCTGCATTCATGGTATAATACGGCCATGAAATATGATCTGAACCTAGAGCAGATGTTGAAGGTTACATCCAGCAAGGTCGAGAACGTGGCCAAATCCGTGTTTGAAGCCCTTGAGCCTTATCTCGAAAAGATTGATAAAGAGGCCGCTGACGTACCTGTGCGCCGTGCAACCATTGAATTTGAGGCATACGAGAAGGGTGTCAAATTCCCTAACGAGCCAAAGATCGACAATGACCGCACTTTTGCAATTATAGCAACTACGCCACACATGGACCGTGACCGTGAGGTAGTTCTCAGCTCAGGCATTGACTTGAGAGAGTGGCAGAAGTCTGGCGCAATTCTTGATTCACACGACTACAACAAGCTCCCAATCGGTAAGGCCGTCTGGGTAGGCAAGTCGGATCAGGGTATTAAAATGCACATCGAGGCTGCTCCTACCGAGGCTGGTAATGAATTGCTGGCCCTGTCTAAGTTCATGCCGTTGACTGCCTCTATCGGGTTTATCCCAGTTGAGACCGTTGACAAGAATGCTGCACAGTTCCCATCTGAAATGAGACGCCTTACAGAGAAATTCAGCTTTCTGGGTAAGGTCCGTGATGCCGTACAGCGTATCATTACCCGCTCAGTCATGCTGGAAACGTCTATTGTAAGCGTGCCGGCTAACCCTAATGCAGTGATGAGCAAAGCGGCCAAGGCTCACGATGAGGGGGTTCTGGATGAGTCTGAAATGGAAATGCTACGTAAAGCATACGAACCAGAGCCAGATACAGACGAACCTGTGCAAGAAAAAGATAGTAGTATTTCTTACAACGTAAGCCCAGAGATGCTTGAGGGCATTGGGTACAAATTTGAAAACGGCTCATTGGTAAAGGTCGAGAAAGAAGCCGATCCTGAGCCAGAGCCGAAACCCCTTGAGGTTAAGGTGCTGAAAAAGGCGCCCATCAAGGTTAAGGTACTTTCCACCCCTGAAGATCAGGCACGCAAAGCGGCCGAGGCTGTTAAGCTTGCTGTGCATCTAAAGCGTGGTGGCGTTTAACGACTAGCTTTCCTGTGAAAGCAGGGCATGTTACCTGGTGCAATGCTGGGCCGTGTTTCCTGATGATACAGAGGCAACGCACAGTCGAATTGTGTCTATTTTTACAGCATTTCCGCTGTATTCCGTAACCATAAATACCCAAAACAAAGGTATATAATGAAAATCAAACTAATTAACGACCTTGAAATCGGTGGCGTTAAGCATCTTGCTGACACCGTTTTGGAGATCGAAAGCGAAGCTGGTGCAGACCTGATTGCTAAAGGTGCTGCTTCTGATTACTCAGTTGAGGAAAACGAAGCCAAAATCAAAAGCATTGTAGACTCTGCTGTTGAGAAAGCTGTTGAGAAGGTTGAGAAGGCCCAGCCTCACAGCCGTATTGAAGTTAAAGACCTGTCTGATGAGGACCCAACTCACGGTTACCTGGAAACAAAATCCAGCTACACTGAGTCAGAGCTTCATTACGGTCTCGGTAAGTTCTGCCTGGATGTAGCTAACGAGCGTTCTGGGGTTTCTGAGCTTCTTGCTAAATCCCGTGAGCGTGCCGAAAAGGCTGTGCAGAAAGCCGCTGGTGATGGGCAAGCTGTTGGCCGTGATGCTGATGGCGGATTCACTATCCCACCTGCCTTTAACTCTATGATGCTCGACGCTTCTCTTGAGGCTGCTGTAGTTCGTCCACGTGCAACTGTCATTCCTATCGGCACCAATGTTATTGACCTGCCGGCCGTAGATGACTATGACCACAGCGACAACACTGTATACGGCGGCGTTCAGGCTTATTGGAAGTCTGAAGAGTCACAGCTGACTAGCTCTAAAGCTAAATTCCGCAACATTGAGTTGAAGCTCAAGAAGCTGACCGCTCTTGGCTATGCTACTACCGAGATGCTCCGCTGGAGTCCTGTTTCCATCGGTGGATGGTTGCTTCCTAAGTTCGCTGAAGCTGTTGCATGGAAAGAAGACTGTGCTTTTATTGCAGGTTCAGGCGTTGGTGAGCCACTCGGGATTAAGAACGGTGGTGACTACCTAGAGGTTGGAGCTGAAGCTGGTCAAGCTGCAGATACTATTGTTTTTGCTAACATTGCTAAAATGTATGCGCAAAACAAGGGTACTGATGCTTCTATGTTCTTTTTTGCTCACAAAACAACCTTCCCTCAGCTTTCTCAGATGACTGTGGGTGACAGCCCTGTGTGGCTTCCTGCTAATTCTGCTGCTGGTCGTCCTGGGCAGACCTTGATGGGTCTTCCTTTGGTCTACACGGAGAAAACTGGAGTTGTTGGTGACGCTGGTGACATCGTTCTGGCTACTGGTTCACAGTACCTGATTGCTGATGATCAGCAGGGACCTGAACTGGCTCAGAGCATGCACCTTAAATTCGACTACGATCAGACTGCCTTTAAAGTGGTTAAATTCGTAGACGGTCAGCCTGCTCATCGCACAACGTTTACCGACAAGCAGGGCTCTGTGTTTGCTAATAACACAGGAATTGCAGCTCGATAACTGTTTTAGGGGGAGGGGCTTTCTCTCCCCCGTTTAACTGCATAGACGTAAAAGTATTGGAGTAACTGAAATGCAACGTTTACAAGATTATGTAAAAAAGGCGTCCCTGATTGCCCCTGTTCGTGGAACAGCTGTGGGAACAGAGACATATGCCAACCTGGCAAACTATGCTTCTGCTAATATCGTAGTCCGTGCGAATGTCGGCACATCTGATGAGGATGCTGTTTTGACCCTCGTACAGGCTAAAGATGCTTCAGGAACTGATGCTAAGGCTCTTAGCTTCAGCCGTGCCGCTAAAGTTGCTGATTCTGCAACTTCTGGTGACGCTGTTGAGCTTTCCGGCCTGAACAGCTCTGTTCGTATCGGCGTTACTGCTGGCGATCAGATTTGGCAGATCAACGTGGTTGACACTGACCTCGATATGGCAAACGACTACACCCATGTGACTGTTGATATCGACAGCTCTATGGCTGATACCGTTTTCTCAGCTGAGGCCGATCTCTATCACGCACGCCACACTGGTGGTGTTGATAAGTTGCCAAGCTAATCAGCTTTTAGTCACACGGGGTGGGCATCCCAGATGGCCCTTTCTGGCCTGCCCCGTTGTGGCTTTTTTGTATGCAAAGACCTGTTAATAACAAGAAGGTAATCAAACCGGAGAACTGCAAAGATGTGCGACCTGATAACACTTGCTTATGCAAAAGAGTACATGCGGATCAGCAGCAGCGACAACGATGCTCTGATAAGTCAGATCATAGATGCTGTCAGCTCCCAGATTGAGCGCCACTGTGACAGGCATTTCTGTGAGAAAACTTACAGAGTGTGGCTTGATGGCACCGGATGTGATGCTATGCGCTTGCCACAATACCCAATTTCTAGATTATATCGTGTAGCCACACAGCGTGATTGTGTTGGCTCAATTACATATAACGGCTCTGGTGGCGTTGCTACAGCCACCTTCTCAAGCTCTGACAGGGTGCTGACGCTTGCTGAGGTTACGACTTCAGGCACTGAGGTGTTCGCAGATGTGACAAGCTCAGGCCGTACCCTGCAGAACTTTAGCACGCAACTGCCAGCCGTATGGAATATGACTATTCAGGATATAGCCAACAATGGCAAGCTCCCTGCGTCTGATATTCGCCCATTCAGCGATTGGTCAGATCAATCAGCCGATGACATTGACATCGAGGTGCCCTGCGAGGCTATCAACGCACGACCACAGTCATGGACTGAGGATACTATTGAAACGGTTGATAACTCGGGCTTTTACAATCTCGGCTCAGGCTTTCCACAAGGCCGGTCCAACGTGTTTGTTTGGTACCGTGCTGGCTATGCGACCATTCCAGCAGGCTTGCAGCAGATCACGGCCCGAATCGTTAAGGAGGTTTTTGACGTAACGGCCGTGGATACGGGCAAAGATTCTGAGAAAATAGGCGATTACAGCTATAAAAACGCATCGCCATCAGCCAGTGGCATCACGGGGGCAACATCCCAGAGCGTTGTGGCTCATGAAATGGAGTTGTCAGCCTGGTGCAGAAAGTCCTTATGAGCCTTGCAAGCCTACTAAATGACACAGCCAGAATATACAGCATCTCAACCAGCCATGACAATCTGGGCGGGATCGTTAATACGAGTTCGTTTGTTGCTGCCGTTCCCTGCAGACGCTGGAAGCGGTCATTAGGGGCTGGTGAGATAGCTGGACAGGATAATGTAAGGCGTGAGTATCGTGTGGCGTTTAACCCATCCACAACGGTCACTGAGGGTGACATTATTTATATTCAGGGTATTAAGCACGATAAGCCACGGACCTACAGGCCCGGTGATATGGGATTGAACCACCATATGGAAGTGGATGTGAGGCAGATAGATGGCAGAAGCTCGTAATAGCAGGGGCCAGGGTTATGAGTGGAACGGTGGAGAGTACGCTGCTTTTGTTGAAAAAATGATGGAGCGCAATCTGGACGCCGCCAGCTTGGTTGCCGTGAGAGACATTAAAGGCACCATGAAAGGGTCAGGTATATCAGGCACACGCTCAGGAGCCACCAGGACGGCCAGAGCGTCCGCAGCTCGTGGCAGGTATGGTAAGCCACCTAGAGTGCAGACGGGCACGCTAAAGAGGCGTGTCAGCTTCTCAAAGAGGGGAAGGCTCAAGCGTGCGGTAGGTGTTGCAATTGGATCAAACGGTGGTCCGTTCAGGGAGAATGGCCGAGGGTATGCGTACATATTAGAGTTTTTAAGTAGTAGAAAAGGCTGGCGTCCATTTTTAAGGCCATACTTCGGAGCCAACCGTGATAAAATACAAAAGATAATTTCAAAACCTTTGCCGCCTGTAAGGCTGAAAGGCAATAGACGCTAATGCTGGTATTATTGGAAGCACTGAAAACACGTTACGAGAGCACTGATGGTGCGACTGTTAGGTCATATACGGCTGACAGGTATTATCTCGGTGCTGGTCCTGAGAAGGTAAAGCATCCTTTGATCGAGGTTGTGACGCCTGGCGGGAACGTGACCGAGGAAACGCTGGCTTGTGCTACACCGGATGGCGCAAGGCATGAGACGGTCAATGTTGATTTTGTGATCCACGACGATCAGCGAAACCCTAAAAGGGCGTGGCAGATAGCTGACGCATTGAAGTTGCTTTATGATGGCAAGATTTTGACGTTATCGGGAACAACGGCAGGCAATAATTGCATGATTGATGTAAAGAGACAAGGTGACGGCACGGCGGTAAGGTCATTTGACGATGACGCATGGTCGATTGTTGTCACATATCAGTACAAATATGAAACCATCGTAGTTGGTGGCGGTTAATTTAACGTATAAAACAGAGGTAAAACAATGAGTACTAATGCATTTTCTGGCTATGGTGGTCAGATTAAAATCGGTTCATCCGTAGTGGCTGAAGTCACTGAGTGGAATGGAACGCTAAATAAAGAGACTACGGACGTAACCCCGCTATCATCTAGCGGTTGGACTTGCCGTATCACGACCCGTAAAGACTTTACAGGCTCTTTTAACTGCAACCTGCTACCTAACGCCAGCGTTACCCTGCTGACCGATGGTAAGGCCCGTGAGGCCGAGTTCTTTCTAAGTGCTTCAGGTGATGTTGCAGCTGCAAAACCTAAGATTCTTTGCCGTATCATCCATAGCACGGACATCACTGTACCGGCTGGTCAGGTTACATTCAGCAACACTTTCGAGTCTGATGGGCCTGTCAATACGTCAGTGACACCTCTTTAATTGATTTAATAACAGAAAGGGCATTGAAAATGGGAATATTATCCGATCTAACACCGGCGATCTTTAAGGTGCAGAACCATGAGATCAAGGCACGGGTGCTGACGCTGACTGAGGTTATGACGATCATCAAAGAGGAACTGAGCAAAACCAAGGCAGATTTGAGTGGGGCCAAGCTGGATAAGCTGGCCACTCACTGCCTTAACGAGTTCGAGTTCTCTGATCCGATGGCCGCTAGGCTGATCTTTGAAAGCGTCAAAGACCATACAGAAGGCTTTGACATGGATGACGCCCAGCTGTTGGTGACTCAGGCTCATGGCCGTCAAGGCGGGTACGACATTTTCAAGTATGCTGTATATGGCGCCTATGAGGAACCTGAGAACAGCGAAAAAAAGCAGGAGCCGGTGGACAATCCGGCATCAGCATAGATGAGATAATTGAGGCCATGTGGCTGGGTAAAGGTGTCTTTGCTCGGACCACGGCCCAAATGACTTGGCCAGAGATACTGTTTTACCTCACGGCCGGGTCAGACCGCAAGGCGGTTGATGACAAGTCACAGAGCGTGGCAGAGCAGATGGTAGCGAAAGCCCGTGAGAGCGGGAAGCGTAAACTGAGATTAGAGGATTTGGTGCCCTAATGGCCGAAACTAAAGTAGGATCAGCGTTTGTTGACTTAAAGGTCAAAGACGAAAAGTTCAACCAGGACATGAACAAAGCTGGTGGACGCCTTAAAAAGCTGGGCGCTGGCATGGCTCGGTTCGGTAAGGCTGCCGGCGTTGTCGCTGCTGGTCTTGCTGTGGTGGCTGGTGCGTCTATCCGTGCACTATCCAAGCAAGAAGAAGCTGAGGCCAAGCTGGAGCAGGTCATTAGGGCCACTGGTGGGGCTGCTGGGTTTACCGCTGAACAGCTAAAGAAAGAGGCGGCAGA